GTTCAGTTGTCGCGCTGAATTCAAGCAGTAGACCCTATCGTAATGGCGGAAGAACCGAATGTACGATTTGAAGTTCTTTTTTGTGGTGTAGAAAGCCGATTTTAGAAAACATTTATGGATTCTGGAAGTAACAAAAAAGAGTCGTGGTCTCTTACTCCACGGGGATCTGTCAGTTCCCAAACCCTGGCGCCCCATTTTGCTGTTGTAGGTTTAAATAAGAAGTCTAATTTTTATGTAATAGATTATTTGAATAGAGTAGTTTTGAGAGTTCACAAGCAAGAGTTTAAATCCAGAGAGGGTTTAGTTATAACACACGGAAAGTGTTTGTTTAAGGTGATTAGTGGGACTAGAGCGCAAGCGCGAGAAATAATAGTAAAGAACACCTGGCAAGCTGAAGGTTTGTTTAGCGTTGTTAAGAACCTGGTTAGTGTGTCTAAGACTACTGCGGGTTATTTTTCACAGGCTATAACATTAATGAGAGACGATAAGACAGTTCCTCCCATTTTGTTGGATATGTTCTCGTTGTATATTAGTGCTATAACTCCCACATATTCTAATTGGACACCCACTTATTTGGTTGGGTTTTTCGCTAGAATAGCTTCTTTGGTTATGAGAGTTAGAGATCTTCCTTTCCAAGCGGAGTCTTTTGATGGCCTTCTGTTGGCCACATTAGCCATGGGAATGCCACCAACGGCAGTTGACATTTTGAAGAAAATGTCGCTTTTGACGTCCAAGAAATTGTTCGACACCCCAAATTTTTTGTTTGAGTTCTTTTCTCAAATTTCACAGTTGCTGCTTTTATTATTTGACTATGTACCAGGAGTTCCTGTTTGTGTTAGGAGACGAGTTCAGCAAGTTTTGTCGTTGGGCTATAAGTATGAGAGATTTGGGCATATGAAATCAAAGGTGGAGTTGTGGCAAAGAGATAAGCGAGTCATGATAGAGCCCCAATTTAGGAAGGAGGTTCGTGATCTCTTTAAGGAGGTCAACGAAGATGAAATTTTGTTGGATTATGTCAAGTCTGGCCCAGCTCCTATACGGAGTAGATGGGATACTTTTGTTCGTTTACACAAGAGTGTGGACTCTTACGAGAGTTGTTCTCGCAAAGAGCCGGTATGTATTGTGTTAGAAGGGCCCCCTGGCTGTAGAAAGACTGTAGCTTCTGTGAAAGTGTCAGAGGTGTTGGGTTTATCAACTTACGTCC